ATTATTAATATGATTTCTGGGTATCAGCGAGACAATCGATTATCTACTTTGGTGACAGCTGGGGACAACGATCCTGACATGGGTGAGACGGCGGACCAGCGTACGACGGTTTTGGATTGGTGTATGAGGCAGGATCAGACTTATGAGAAAATCTCGGACTGTTTTGATGGTGCGAATGTTTGTGGGATGAATCTTCTAAAAGTTTGGATGGATTTCAGGGAGGATCCTGAAAACGGGCGGATTTACACTTCTAGGATACCGTTTAGTGGCTTTTTGATGGATCCTTTTTGGACGAAGGCGGATTTATCGGATTGTTCATGGCTTTGGACAAGGGATTATCTGACTAAAGAGAAGTTATTGAGCATATTTCCGAAGATTGAGAAGGAATTACCGAGTTTAGGCAAGGGGTATGCGTCGAAAGATGGGAAGTTTCAGTTTTTGGCACAGAATTGGAACCAGTATACGCAAGAATTTTATGCTTATGATGAGTATTGGACTAGGGACTGGAAGACAACTCGCAAGCTTTTGGATAAATCGACGGGTGAGGTAGCGGATTGGAGAGGGACGAGGGAGCAATTTGGTTGGCTGAAGCGAATTAATCCGAATGTGGAAATGATCAAGGCTCGGGTTCCGACGATTAAGTTGAATGTTTTGGTGAACAATCATTTGATTTACGATGAGGTTTCTCCTTATGGCCTTGACAGGTATCCCTACGTGGTTTTCAATTGCTATCATTTCCCTGAGGTACAGAATTACGCATACCGTTACCAGGGTATTGTGAGGAACATCCGAGACTCGCAGATCGAATTGAACCGAAGGCGTAACAGACTACTTGATATCATGGATGCGCAGGTTCAGTCTGGTTTGATGGTTAAAGAGGATGCGTTGGTGAATCCGGAAGATGCCTTCATGCAGGGTCCTGGAAAGGTTTTCTTTTTCAAGAACACAGCCAATTTGGGAACGGATGTAGCGCCTATTCCTCCTCCCCCGGTAGCGCAGGGTTGGCCGGAGTTGATACAGACGATTGAAAGAGAGATTATGGATATCGTCGGACCTGAGGAGTTATTCGCAAAAAACATGAATGCTAAAGACATGACTTCTGTACTGATGAAACTGAAAATGGGAGCTGGTCTAACGGGTTTGCGTAATATTTTTGACAGGTTGAATCAGTCTCAAATGTATCTTGGAGAGATTTTCGATGATATGGTAGTGAATAACTTTGGGACTGGATTGGTTCAGAGAATTCTGGGTCGGCCGCCTACGGAATTGTTTTTCGAAGATACATTTAGCAAATTCAATTGCGTGGTGGAAGAGGGCGAGTTGACATCGACGCAAAGGCAGCTGAAGTTTGCACAGGCGTTGCAGATGAAGCAATTGGTTCCTACTGCTATCGATGATGACTATCTCCTACAGCTTTCAACCTTGCAGGATAAGAAAACTCTCATGGAAAAAGCTCAGAAGCGTGCGCAGATGGCACAGCAGATGGCGATGAAGCAGGCGATGAGTGAGATGGAGCAGACCCAGATGATGACAAGGTCGCTTGAAGCTAAGGCGCAAAACGCGTTTGCGCAGGCTGATGAAAGAAGATCTAGGTCAGTAGCGGACATTGCGCTGAGCAAGATGCATGCTTCGGAAGCTGTGCATCAAAGAGCTTCAGCGGCTTTGGATAATGCTAAGGCCTTGCATGAATTGGATCAGATGCCAGAAGATCGGTTGATGAAATTGATTGATTTTGTGATTACGATGCAAGAGCGTCAAAAGGCTTTAGCTGGTGGTGAGGAAGGCGATTCGGTCAGGGTGGCCGAGGAAGTTGCTGAAACACCGAACAGTAAAGAAAGGCAAACAGAGCCTCAAAGTCAAAAACAATCGGGATTATCGGAAGCAATGGGGCAATAGATGGGCATGATTTCTAAGTGTTGTAAAGCGGATATACTTCATGATGCAACCCGCAAATGGGATGATCACAATTTGCAGGTATTTTACGAGTGTCCGGCTTGTTGTTCGGAATGTACGGTGGAATATTGCTTTGGAACTTCTTCCCAGGAACTGAAAGAGTTTTACAAAAAAGTCCTGGCTCATTAAAATAGAGCCATGAATACCTATTTTCTTTGTCCATTAGATTTTGAACCTCCCAAAGGTAAACCCTTTTTGGGCAGATTTAAAAACAGAGTGCATTTCTGTGAATTTATCGTTTCTGATATTAAGCTACCTTGGGATGTTACCATTGCTAGAAATCCTTGCTGCCAGAAATGTTTGACAGCAGAAGAATTTTATGAAACTTGCACTGGTTGGATGCCTTTACCGGAGGTCAAAGTTGAACGAGTCAGGCTTAGAAAATCCTCCTGAAGAGTCTAGAAGTCCGTTTTGGCAGCATTCCTGTTTCAAACATATCGTTTCCTACCCTACGATTGAGAGTTCTCTTCATCATTTCATCAATAGCTATCAGTTCAATGGCTTTTCCTTTGACGAAATGTGCGACGACATAAAACTCATGTGGGAAGCCATGGAAAATCAAAAAAAACAATACCTTCCTTAAGCAATAATTTTCTTGAATAACTTACCCTCCTAGTGCTATCTCTGTGGTGACAAGTAAAATATTTACTATCATCCTCCGGAGGAGTCATGAAACACGAAGTAGGCAAAGAATCTAAGTCCATCCGAAGCAAAAATCCCGACAAAGGTCCTCCAATCATGGAAGGCGCTCACCATTTCGACAAAGGTTATGAGTCGGATCATGAGACTTTCACTAACGAAAAGCTCTACCCAGACAACCATCAGCGCGGAAATGCCTACTTTGCGATGACCAATGAAGCCAAAGCAAAAGATTCGACAAAACTTAAGCGCGGACACTTTACCAAAATGGCCTAAATGCTACTTGTACCGTACGAAACAAGCGGTCAGGAGTTAGGTGAGACGCGTCAGGCTATGGCCAAAAGGCTTATGCTGGACATTGAGGATGTAGTCAACAAGTACAAGTCGAAAGACAGGTACTTCATCCTCGTGCACGGAAAACCATGGCCTGACCATCCTAACATGATCAAAATTAAAATAATTCCTACTAATGTTAAGCCGCCGATGATGCTTTCCTGCATTCTTTTCGGTGTGGATAACACAGAAGGTAAATTAACTATCGAATGGTCCCTTCCAGGATCTTGGCCAGTTTGGTCGGTAGGTGGAACGAACGAACCGATTCCTGAAACGATAGGATCTATCAACGAACTAGGCCTACACTATGACCTAGACAAGATTTTAGCATACTAAAGGCCGCCGCTTTACGGGCGTAAAAGTCATGGGCGTATCGCATCGTCGCCGGATGCAGGAGAGAAATGGAAGAACAACAACAGGAACAGGTTGTAGAGGAGCAAGAAGCTCCGGAATCACAGGTAGAGGCTCCACAGGAAGAAGCTCGAGAGCAGCCTAAAGCCGAAGCCAACGTAGATCGTAATTGGGAAGCGGCCCGGGAACTCATGCAGATGCAGAAAAGACGCATCGATGAGCTGGAAGCGGCAAGCCAAGCAAAACAGGCGCCAATCCCAGAAGAGCCAGACGAATTCGACAAGCTCGATCCCGATGACTACCTCACGGTGGCGAAAGCACGTGAGTTAGCACGCAAAACGGCCATCAGGGAGGCGAAACAAGCCGCCAAGGAGGCCGTCCATGAATACGCGCAACAGCAAACCATCGCAAATGATGAGGCTAGAGCGCGGGCTAAGTACGATGATTACGACTACGTACTCGAAAACTACGCCGTTCCTCTTATCAAAAACGATCCTGCTTTGGCGTACCGAGTACAGAACTCAAACAATCCTGCTGAGACAGCTTATAAACTAGGCAAACTATCAGATAGCTATGAGGACGGAGTGAAGCCACAAAAAACTGATCCTAAAGCCGAGAAGATCTTAAAAAACACTTCTCGTCCTGTCTCTTCAACGGCCGTTGGTTCGTCTTTAAAGAGTCAGGCTGATGCCTATTCCAAGATGTCTAAAGAGGAAATTTGGGCTCAATCCCAAAAATACGCAAGGCAGGGCTAAATTTAAGAGGCCCTAATGACAATTACGACAACCAACTCGTTGCCAGCGCCTATTCAGCAATGGTTTGACAACGTGTTACTGTCCCGACCTATGCCTAAGCTTATTCACAAGCAGATGGCTATGAAGAAGGAACTACCGCCAAACAGCGGTCGAATTGCAAGGTATCGTAGATACACTAACTTGCAAACAGCAACTGTACCACTTCCTGATAGCGGCTTAACCCCTCCAGGACAGGTCCTAAACGCGACGGACATCGACGCCCGCCTCGACTTTTACGGGACCTACGTCACAATAACAGACCAAGTAATGTTTTTAAATCAGGATCCTGTCCTTAACCAGACTGTGAGCTTGTTAGCTCAAAGTATGAGAGAGACCGAGGATGAACTAATTCGAAATATGTTGGCGTCTACATCATCAGTTATCAACTGTACTGGTGGAGTAAACGGTGATAACCCAACAGAATTAGCTCGTAGTGATATTGATACAGTCGTTCTTACATTGCTCAGTAATGACGCAATTATGATCAGTGACAATATCGAAGGTAGTTTGAAGTTTGGTACAGCCCCAGTAAGAGAAGCGTTTTGGGGGATGATGAATACAGCTGTTCTTGACGATTTAGAGGCTGTTACAGGCTTTATTTCTCAGGCTCAGTATCCATCTAACCAAAACGTACTGAATTCAGAATGGGGAAGTATTTCAAACAATAGATTCCTTTACCGTTATAGAGGGTCGGAAACACCAAACGCATCGTTGAACGGTAACAATATTTATAACATTTTTGTTACAGCTCAAGAAGCGTACGCGATAGTCGAACTTACGACTGCTACGGCAACGTTTATCTACACCCCGCCAGGCGGTCCAACAGACCCATTACGGCGTCTGCAACTTGGTGCTTATAAGATGGCCCAGGTACCAAGAATCCTCAATGACGCGTGGATTATTAACCTACGCGCCACCCACTCATAAGGAGGATGATCCATGCCATTCGCAGAACATTTTATGGTTTCTGGAACTGCTACTGTTCCGGCTTCTCTGCCAAGCACTTTGATAGTTAATTGTGGGTTTCTTCCAACAAAAATCCAAATCATTAACGAAACAGAGTGGGGCGTTAAAGGGTCAGGTAATCAGTTGAATCAGCAAATCATGTGGGATTCGACAAATCCTACGCTAACCAACATGTATTCTTTGAATGCAGCTGGTACCGCAATTTTACCGAGTCAGATTAGCAGTGCTACACTGGGTGTTTCGCAATACGATGGTCACGCGGCTTCTCCTAATCAGGTTTTGCTGGGACCAAATATTGCGGGGACAAGTTATGTTAAAGCAACCGGTACTTTCACGATTGCTTCAACAGCGACTCTCTATCCAGGTGCTGTAGTACTTATTACTAATATGCAGTCTGGAAAAGATACGCAATTAGGCGGTATGGCGTTTACGGTCAATACCGTTCCATCACCAACAACCTTTACAATCGCTAACTTCAGTAGCTGGCTTAACACAGCTAGTTTTGCTGGCGGCAATATGACATTCAACGTCAGATTGGTTCAGGTTGGATCCATTTACTATCCTTCTAGGCACCAGATTACTTTTATCTCGGCGGCTAATCCGGCGGTAGTAACGACATCCAGCAATTCCAAT